GGCAGGTAGGTATAGTCAAGGAGACTTCTCCCTGGCAGCTCCCACCAAATGTCTGGAGTGATGGCAACAATGTAAAGACAGATGAAGGTTCCATAAGGAAGCTTCCTGGCTATGCAGAGGTCATGGCAACATGCCCAGTTGCTCCATATCTCCTGACACAATTAACTCTGGGTATACCGGAGTTCTGGATAGTGTGTGGTTTAGCAAAGATCTATGTGTATGACAATACTAATAAGTCTACGCTATTGAACGGTGCTATAACTGACCCTGATGTTACTACTGATATTACTGTAGACAGTACAGCTGATTTTGAGGATGTTGGTACTATAACGATAGGTTCAGAGGATATAACCTATACTGCAAAGACAGCCACTACCTTCACGGGAACTATCGCTAGAGGAGCAAATTCCACAACACCAGCAACTCATGTTGATGACTCTACAGTCTCAAGAGCTAATGTGTGGTATGACGTAACCAGGGCTTCTGGTGGAGACTACTCAGCTACTGCAGCAGAGAACTGGACTTCCACGATTATCGGTGGTGTTCTGGTAATGACCAACGGGTTTGATGATCCTCAGTATTGGGCTTTGACAAATGGGATTCCGCTTTCCACAACCAAGATGCAGGATCTTAATAACTGGCCCAGCTTAACACTTCTGGCTGCAGCTATAACTGGCACAGGAGTTCCATCTCCTGATGAAATAGTTGTAGACTCAACTGCTGATTTCCCAATCACGGGAACATTTACAGTGGACTCAGAAGACATTTCTTATACGGGTGTGACTTCTACAAAATTCACCGGAATAGGTAGAGGTGAGAACGGAACTACAGCAGCCACTCATTTAGATGATGCCCCAGCGTTTGTTAATGTGTATTGTAGATCTATGAGAGCTTTCCGCACGTTCCTGGTTGCCCTTTATGTTCAGAAAGCTGGAGTTAATTACCCAAGGTTAGTGAAGTGGAGCACAGAAGCATCCATACAATCAACCCCCACCTCATGGAATGAAACTGATTCTACGGTCGATGCGGGGGAGTATGAATTAGCTGACACAAAAGGGGACATCCTTGATGGACTTCAGCTAAGAGATACGTTTATGATTTACAAGGAAGATGCAACCTATTCCATGCAGTTCGTAGGGGTTCCGTTTATCTTCTCCTTCCGACAACTCTCTCCAACTATTGGAGCTATCTCCAAGAACTGCGTAGCAGAGTTTGACGGTGGACATGCAATCTTTGGGAAAGGAAACTTTTATATCAATGATGGTCAGAGATTAAAACCAATCCTTCCCCAAAAGTTGAAAGAGTATGTATTCACCCAGATTGATGGCGATCAGGTATCCAAGAGTTTTGTTGCTGCTGACTATGGTAGATCAGAGATCCTGTTTTGCTATGTGTCAGATGGCAGCATAGGAAGCCAGTGCGATCAGGCTGTGGTGTGGAATTACGTTACCAATACTTTCGTTATTAGGAACCTTCCAGATCTGGCACACATGGGGTATGGAGTGATCAGAGATCCAACCAGATCTACCTCATGGGCTGATTCTACTAACCAGTGGAATACGGTATCTGGACCCTGGACAACGAGTTTTGACTCAACTGACAAGGTTCTCTTGTTTGCTTCCCCAACCGCTACCAAGTTGTATCGTAATGGATCAGGGAACAGGGAAGATACCACAGACATGACTTCCTTTGTAGAGAGAAGTGGCTTGTCTATGAATGAACAGGGAGTTCCAGATCATAGTTCAGTTAAGAGAATTAAAGCCATCTATCCCAAGATGACAGTCAGCAGTACGAATCTGGTGAATGTCTATGTGGGTACCCAGATGTCAACAGAAGAAGGTATCTCATGGAAAACTCCAGTTCAATTCACTCCTGATACCCAATCTAAAGTATCGGTTAGAGCCACAGGAAAGTTCTATGCAGTGAAGTTTGAATCTACTGGGGATATGGATTGGGAGTTAGATGGGTATTCAATAGAGGTGGAGGATGCTGGAAGAAGAGGATCTAGGATGTCGAGCTGATGGCTACCTATTCAGATCGAGTTGTAAAAAGCGTAACACTCTACGAGCCAGGACCACTCCCAGAAGAAGCAGAAGATCTGGGAATGTATGTTGTCACAGAACTCAAAAGACTAGGCAACACCCTGTTCAACCAAGCCACATTCAGATTGGAGAGGATGCACGTTGAACCATCAAGACCAAGGGAAGGTGATATGCGCTATGCGGATGGAACTGACTGGAACCCAGGATCTGGAGAAGGTATCTATTATTACAAGAAAGGGTCACCGGGAAGCTGGGTGCTACTAGGATGATGTTGACTGATCTTGGAATTAAAGGAGAGAGCAAGACTCCGAAAGGAGTTAATGTTCACCTGATTGAATCAGATGATATCACCTATATATGGGATGATGTTCTTCCTTTAATCAGAGTATCCCTGCGTTACGCAGAGGGTGAGCTTGAACCAGAGGATCTGGTCATTCACCTTGACACCGGACAGATGAACCTGTGGGTAGCGATGGAGAAGGATGAAGTCATCGCTGCGATGATAACCGAAATCATCACTTACCCCAGAAAAAGAATACTAAGAGTCATTACCCTTGCTTCCAAAGATGGTCATGGAATGGACAACTGGTATGACTTCCTTCCTATGGTGGAAGGGTTTGCCATCAATAATGGGTGCTCCGCTTTAGAAGCGTGGACACGAAAGGGAATGGCACGAAGACTAAAAGATTGGAAACACTCTTATTCAGTCATCACTAAAGATTTGAAACAGAGGATGCAATAATGCCTATAACACCAGAACAAGCACATTTAAGCCTACCAACAGGTCTTTCCGCTGAAGACTATACGCTTGGTGGTGGTGGCAGCTTACTAGACTACACCCCACCTAATGTACAGTGGCAAGCTCCATTAGCCCAAATGGGGGAGAATGTTTATGCTAATTATGTAAAGACTTCACCAGGATTATTGGAACATTATAATCAAAGGTTAGCGTTGCCAACCAGTGCTACGGGATCTTTACCTATGGAGGGTGGTAGACCACAGTCAATGGGTTCATGGGGTTTGCAGCATTGGCAAGCACACCCAGAAACACATGGAGTAAGCAGATTTCTCCCCGGAGATGAAGGTTACACACCCGGTGCGCTGTGGAGTGATCCTGGCAGAAGCCCGTATATAGGATATGGTGGTGGTGTAGCAGAGGGTATTGGTACAGGTGGTGGACCCCTATCAGCAATTGGTGGAGTTCCTTCAGGAATGGAGCTTGCTTATCCGGTATGGAGTTACTATGGTGATTATCCAAACACTGATCAGGATGAATACTATCAGGCTGGATCTGCACTAGCTCCACATAGGCAATACTATACTCAGGAGACTGAACTGCCTTATTTTCAGTATGCTCCGGGTGATCCAGGTGCCCTATATGAAGGTAATCAGCAACTTAGGGTAGGACAGGCTTACGTGCCAACAGGAGACTATTCTGGAGTCTTTAGTTTTTAACGGAGAATAATTATGGCAGGTGGAACACAAGTAACAACAACGACTACCCAACCTTGGGAGAAGCAGGAACCTTATTTAGAAGAGGGTATGCAGCGTGGGCTTAGTATGCTCCAGGGCGGGCAATTCTCTCCTGAATTCTATGGTGCTGCGGGAACAATGGGTCAGGGTCTTCCTTCTGGTCAAGTGGCTCCCGGTGTAGCTGGGTTTGCGCCACAGCAACAGGCAGCGATGGATGCGATTACCCAATACACTATGGGTCCAAGACCTCAAGCCATGATGTCTGCTGCAGAACAGGCTATGTTGGGTGGGGCGGGTGGTCCGGGTGTTCTCCCTTATGCTCAAAGCGCGATGAGTCAGGGAAACATAATGGGTCAGAAACAATCCCAAGCAGGATACGCTGGCATGACTCCGTTCAGTGAAGATCAATATGGTGGGTTACTTGCTGGGGATGTAGACACCACGCAATTCGGAGATGTGTCTGCTGCTTACACAAGAGAAGCGATGGGTCAGTTACAAGAAGAAATGTTACCAGGAATCAGATCAAAGATGGTAGGGTTTCAACCGGGTGGTGGTACGAGAGGAGATCTTCTCCAAGCAAAAGCACTCTCATCTGCCAACCAGAGAGTATCAGACAACATAGCTAAAGCCATGTTTGGGGCACAACAGCAAGCAGAAGCCATGAGACTTCCTGCTGCACAGATGGGATTAGGTGCTCAACAGTTTGGCATGGGTTACGGTATGCAGGGAATGGAAGGAGCAAGGGCAGGAATGGGAATGTACCCATCCCTCATGGGTGCTCCGCTAGGAATGTATGGTGCAGCGCAGGGGATTGGAGCACAGCAGCAAGCTCTCGATCAGGCTGCTATTGATAGGGATATTTCAAGGTACGAATACCAGTCTCAGTTGCCACAACAGGCACTGGGTCAATACCTTTCCAGTGTACAGGGTGACTATGGTGGTCTGTCACAAGCCACAGGTCCAGGTGGGACAGGCGGTGCAGAGACAATGATAGCTGCACTGGCTGCAAAGGCAATGGGATTGTAGGAGGATAGATTATGGCACACGCATGGTGGCATATAGGCGATGAGCCTGACACTGAAGAAGAACTATACGCTAGGTGGGCTGCTCTTCGGGGTGATGAGAGCTTTCGTGGCGGTGGTTGGCTAGGAAATATCTTAGGACAGAGAGCGCGTTACTCTGGTGATCCAGAGGCAGATGCGTATGTTACAGCACTTCGAGGGGAGATGGCTGGCAGACCGGAACAGGCAGGGGTTGATATGCCTATGGGTCTTACCCAGGAAGAGGCTGCATATTCTGGAATTCCCTCTACCGGTGGAGTTTACAACAAAGATATAGATATTACCCCTCAAGCTTCAGTAGACAAGCTCATTCCTAAAAAGGAAAAGGAAGATAAAGATGATGATATTTGGAATCAAATTTTCCTGATGTCACTCATGGAAGAGATGCAAGGTGGAAAGCCCGGTCAAGCACCAGGGGTTGTACTTGGTGCGCGAAGCGGTGGCTTGCCATCAATGATGGGGCAATTCAAAAGACAACAGAAACCTTGGTGGATAGTATAATGGCATTTATAGATTGGTTAAAAAAACAACATGCTGATTCGTTAAGAGCATCACAAAGGATGGCTGCTGATCCCTTTCTAAAAGGGATGCAACCAGGAGCCAACACAGCACCTGCACCAGCAGGAGCGATACCATTCCAGAGAACTAAACCTGGATTCTTTGCTAGGGATTACAAGAAGGATGATCTAGTAAAGAAGGTGATGATTGAAAAGAATGATGGCACCAAAGAAATTAAAAGTGAGTGGGAAGAACCCAGATTCCCTGTTCATCAGGGCAATGTAAGGGCTACTGCGTTACCTGATAGTGGTGCTAGGTTGTCTGGTATTCCTGTAGTAAATACCACACCACCCCAAAGAGGGTTTCCAAACAGGGTGGGGATGGGTGGATTTACAGGGGGTGCCAGTATGTACGATATGGCTCGTGATCCTGGATGGGCTGGAGTGCCCCAAGCTAGAGCAGCCCCAGCTCCGAGAAGAGTTCAGCCAATGGTGAGTGACCCCATGAACACAAGACCAGGAACAGTTGGTGGTTCTTTGAATCACCCTGCCAGTATTGCAAATATAGGGATGCCACAAGTAGCAGACCTAAGAAATAGAATAGCTGCAATTGATAGACAGCAAGCAGCAATCCCCAGACAGCAAATGCCACCACCACGATTCGTTCCTCGTGTAGATCCAAGCCAATTCCCCACAGTTCAAGATAGAAATACTGGAACCTATAACTTAGGTGAGCCAGGAGTCCAAATGGGTGGAGGATTTGACTGGAGTGGTCAAGCTCTGAGAGAGA